GTTTACACAAACTCCTAAGAGAGTTAAGTATGGTTTGTCTCCTGCTAATCTGTACACTGGTATGGGAGATGAAGTATCATATAAGAAGAATGACAATACCAACAACAATGACATGAATGACCCTGAGCTCAGGGCATATAATTATATGCGTAGGTATGTCTTGGAGCAAATACAACTACAGATAGATGTTCCTGGCAATCTAGAACTCCGAGCAGGTGAAGGAATTGAGATTGATATTCCTTCAACGATGACAGATAACAAAAGACAAGCACTTGACAAATTGTACAGCGGACGCTATATTGTTGCAGGGGTAAGACACACGTTTAACCTCACCAACTGCGTGACCACATGCATGCTTTATAAAGACTATGTGGACAAATCATAAATAATTTAGTATCAGTACGGTACACTAATATGGAAAACATTGAAGCACATATTGCCAAGGATAAAGAAATTCTTGACAATCCAACGACTTCACCGCAACAACGACGCCACATCGAAGCACAACTAGAGTCCCTGGAAAGGTATCACGAGGCACATCCAGAAGACCACCACGACCCTACAGACTTTGAACTTTATTGTGATGAGAACCCAGATGCAGACGAGTGTAGAATCTACGAAGACTGATTTCTTCACCAAGTTTCTTGGTACTTTCGACAATAGACACCAAGCATATTCAAATCCAACAGGGTTTGCTTTCATCCATATCCAGAACGTTCTGCAAGAAGATGGTACTATCCATCAGAAAGCGTGGTATCACTATGAGGATGAAAGCAGACCGTATCGGCAGACTACCCTGACTGTGGACTATACCTCAGAGAAAGAGGTGAGACTCCGCAATCAGTCTGCTGGTTGTGTCTTGAAGTTTGTCAAGGAAGGTAAGCAGTGGCTTGGTAAGTTTGACGGTAAGTGCGAAAGAGCAGGTGCCAAACTGGATACATACATTAGGTTGACAGGACGTGAGTATCAGTGCTATGATGTTGCTTATAACCCAACAGGAGCAAAACTGTGGGGTGGTACTGACATCTATGTCTTTACTCGAACGGGCGATTAACTCAGCGGTAGAGTGCCTCCTTTACACGGAGTAGGTCGGGGGTTCAAATCCCTCATCGCCCATGGTTCAATTGAACCAAGTAATACGGGACTTAGTATGAAACTTCGTAATTTTCTTCTCAGCGCATTAATGTTTGCTGGGGCACCCGTCCTTGCTAACGAAAGTAAAATCACTAAAGGTTATAACTCCATGGATGCCATGGGTTGTATGTTAGTACGTGAATGCACCAAGGACGTTAACCAAGTCCATAGCATGCTAGACATCTCTTCCAATTATGAGAACATGGAAGAGTTCACCGAACATGCATTGGAATTTAACACCATGCTTAATACTCTTAATCAGATTGGTGTCAAAGTATTTCTTGCAGACCAAAGGTTCTTCCCCCCTGGTCACCGTGGTGTATATCATACTGTAAGTAATAACTTCTACCTCAACAAAAAGCATATGGGTCGTCCAAGCACCCTTATGTCTGTGATGCGTCATGAAGGTTGGCATGCTGCACAGGATTGTATGGCAGGTAGTATCAAGAACAGCATGATTGCTATCATTATGCCTGAGGAATCGGTTCCCATGTTGTGGCGTACCATGGCTGAGCGTACTTATCCCTCTAGTGCTGTACCCTGGGAGGCAGAAGCAGCTTGGGCAGGACGTACTGAGGGTATGACTCAGAAAGCATTGGATGCTTGTGCCACTGGTACGATGTGGAAAGTCTATGAACCCACTCCTTTGACGGCTCAATGGTTGCGTGAGAATGGATACCTTAAGTGATGGATAACGCTAAACTGTTCGCAAGGATGGTTATGAATACCCCGTGGTGCCTAGGCGTCATGGGGTTTATGCTCGTGTTTGTACCCATCCTTGGAATGTGGGCAGTGCATAGGTTTGAATGGGAGCACTGGGAACCATTTTCAACTTTGTTTACCAATAAGTCGGAAAAAAAATCTCGGCAAAAAATTGGTCCCTAGGGTTTTTCGCTAAATAGTCAAGTTCAGACTGCTGTGAAAAATGCGTACTGTTGAGGGTTACACCGACGCTTCTTATAATGAGTTTATTGGTAAAGATGGTCTTTACTGGTGGGTTGGTGAAGTAGAGAGTAATAAAGACCCTGAACACCTCGGACGTGTGAAAGTTCGTGTTGCAGGATATTATACGGGTGCAACTGAAGACTTTCCTGAGAAGTTAGAAACTGATGATTTGCCGTGGGCAGTTGTACTTCAACCCACATCTCAAGCAGGTAATAACGGACAGGGTGAATCTTCTGGTCAATTGCAACCAGGCGCTATTGTCATGGGTTTCTTCCTTGATGGCGAAGAAGCGCAGCAACCCATTGTTATGGGTGTTATTAGAACAAAGAAAAAAGCAAAATCTGGAGAAGGTTCTTCATTTGCTTTATCAGGTAAAACATTTTATGAGGTCAACGCTGCGACAGCACCTCCTGGAGTGACTCCTGGCGAAAATAAAAAGACGACGAACGAAAATAATAGCGTACAGCTCCCAAATATGGATGCTGGCGCAACAACAACTGGAAATGGAGGTAGTTCAACCGCTTCTGGTAGCGGCACTCCCACTTCCAACCAACAAACGTCCATGGGCAACCCTGGAACAAATATCCAGCAACGTCCTGGAAACGTTGGTAATACAAAACCCAGAATTCCCAAAAAACCGATGCCAGCGGCAAATGGTGTCGCAGGACCATGGAAATCTCTGGAAAACCATGTTAATTATCTTCTGGAAGACCTTGCTACAACAATCGCTAACCTGACAAAGGCAGAGAACGGAAATTTCCTTGATATTGTAGACAATAAGATTGTCACGATGGAAGAACTGCTGGGTAAAATCAGAAACTTCCTTGGTTCAGTAATGGGACAAGTAGTTGCTTCCATGAAAGAGTATTTGACTACTCAAGTTGAGCAATGGTTGGGATACTCTACAACTATTCTTAAGTCTACAGGTGTACCATCTGTTGTATTCGCCCTTGTCAAATCTGCCCTACAGTTTATTGCAGGACAGATTTGCGGACTTGACCAGATGATTGTTGATTTCATCTCGTCTCCGTATAACTTTATTGTCGATAATCTGGTTACTCCTCTTATCGATAAGGTAGCTGATATCGGCAGCATTATCACTGAAACTGCTAATAGTGTAATTGACAGAATTATTTGTCAAGTGGCAGATGGTCTTGCAGTAGTTCAAAAAATTGCTGACTTTGTTAGAGCAGGCATGGAGGTGGTTGAAGGCGTCAAAGAAGTTAGCAAGTTGATTGAAAAGGGTGAAGGTATCTTTGACAAAGATTTCGACGTAACGAAACTCTCTGAAGCAAGCATCGATTCTATCATGAGCATCTTGTCGGTGTTCTTAGGATTTTTTGATTTTGGATGTAATAGACGAGCGCAAGGTGGAGAGAACTCAGCTGGATACTTCCCATTCTTAGGAGTTACATTCTGCGACCCAGATACCCTAGCGAATCTAAACAAAAAAATTGGAGACACTTACGGTGATTGTGGCGAAAGTCCTGTAGGTAATCTCCTCGACTCCATTTATAATGATGCGTCACCTTATCTGACTGCGGCAAAGAACTTTGTCAATGGTGCATCTTCTTTCCAAGGTGGTACACCAGGAAGACAAGCGACTGTCGTTACAACTGCATCAGGTTCTTCTCATACTGCTATCAAACTCGATAATAATGAGTATATGAAGCACAAGAACCGCGAGGCTCTTGGTGATAAGGTTTCAGAAGAAGAGATTGAAGCAGCAGCAAAAGCAGCAGGCAATACACAAGGTTCTGGTGAACAAGTTGTTGGTGACCATTATCAGTACCCCAAACATGTTTCTAAGCATGTTGGTGGTGACGAGATGTGCTACGTTGCAGGCGAAGCAGTAAAGACTGTTGAAGGAGACTTCCGCCTGAAAGTTACTGGTGACTTCCACCTTGAAGTTGGTGGTGGTATTCATATTATAGCAAGTCAGGCACCTAAGCAGGTCGATAAGACTGGCAAAGAGACAGGAGAATCGCAAGCAACTAAGTCTACTATCAACTTTGGTTCTGATGTTGATATTGACTCTAAGGGCGAAATTAAGATGCAGGCACTAGGCATGACTGTTGGTGCTAAAGCAGGTACAGAACTAAAACTTGCAGCACCTAAGGGAAGTGTTTCTGTCAATGCTACTGGTCTTAGTCTTAAAGGTAATGAAATTGAACTTCAAGCGTCTAATACTATCACAGAAAAGTCTGCGGCGCATCATATTATGGCAAATGCTCCTGTACCTCTGAGTGCAGCAGTATCTCCTGGTGTATTCCTGACCTCGGGTGGTCCTATCATGATGAGCACGATTCCTGCTCTGACCAATCCTCTGCCCCAGATTCAGATGAACGCCACAGGCGAGATTATGGGCAATGCAGGTGCCAAAGGCATCCTGTTCAATACAGCAGTCGGTAACATCTCTCTGACCGCCGTAGCAGGCGCTATCTCCATCAATGCCACCGCTGGCGCAATCTCTGCCATTGCAGGCGCTGCTATGACCCTCAAAGCGGCAGCAGTGATGGACCTGAAGGCAGCAAGCATCCTTCTGAACTGACCCCCTTGACAGGGACCCTGATTTCGAGTAGAATTGCTCTGTTACTAAATAAGGGTACTCATGGCTGATTCTTCCGTCGAATCCGTGCTGGTCAACTTCCGCAAGCGCAGTGTCACTATCTTTAGCGACCAGGGTGAAGAGCGTGTTGTTGCTTGGAAGCACGACAGGGAAGGTGCTGATGGTTTCTCCGAAACCATTGCAGAAATTTCTGCTCTGGGTGACTTGATTGATGTTGATTACGTAGTCTGATGAACATTTCTGAAATTACCGAACAAGAATTTATTGACAACTTTGACTTTATTCTGGATTTGATTGAGCGTAATAAAACTACGTTCAAGATTGTCCGTGAGAATGGAGATGCAGTCATGGCAGTACCTGTTATTCAACGTGCTGCACCTGTTGACCCTGAGGTCATGGAACAGGTAGAAGAGTACAAAGAAGAAATGATGAAGTACATCGCAGAAAGTATCAAAGAAAATGAGACCAAAAACTCGTGAATCCATGGAGATGCTTTGGTCCGCAAAGTGGAATCTTCCCAAAGCTGCAGCACATGCAGGACTTACTAACAAGGAGATGAAAATCACCTTCAACGAGTACTGCAATTTTCATCCAGCAACATTTCGACCAGAAGATGCTGCTGTACAACTTTCCATGAATTATGATTGACCTTTCTCAATTCATCCAAAAATATACTTTACCAAGAGAGCAACTAGATACTGCTCAACATATTGTTAGTCGCACTGAGTTTCGTGCTCATGCATGGACTGATGGCAAAAAAGTAGAGTATCGAGAGGGTGACATTGAGATTGCATATCCAAAAGACGGTGAGATGGATTGGTTGATGCCGTGGATAATGGATTGCTGTGCAGATTATTCGGATAAGTTTGGTAATGTAGGAACGTTTACTAGCAAGATTTCATATCCTGGTAGGTTCAATAAGTACAATCCTGGGTCTAAGATGGACCCACATTACGATTTTGTACGTTATATCTTTGATGGTAATCAGAAAGGTATTCCAATCTTCAGCATTGTCCTTCTTATAGAAGATGAGTGTGAAGGTGGAGAGCTAATATTCAAGTTAGGCGGTTCTAACGTAGGCGAAATTTACAAACCTGAGGTGCAGGCAGGAGATATGCTAGTCTTTCCCTCTGGATTCTTGTTTGAGCACTGGGTTGAACCAGTAACATCGGGCGAACGTTACTCTTTGGTACACTGGGCATATTGATGAAAGAACATCTCGGAATATTTGAGTTACCCACCCAAATATGGGGTAAAGCACTAACACTCACAGACAAAGTGCAGTGGGAAAAACATAAGTGGGGTGACGGATATAAAATAACTGAGAAAGAAGATGACCTTAGCATTGGAGGATTCTTCAATGGTGAAGCAGACTTCTTGATGCCCTGGGTCGAAAAATTCTGTGCCGAGCATTCTCAGAATCTAGGATGTAAAGGTAGTTTGGTTAGTAAATATTCTTACCCTGCCAGATGGAATAGATATGGTGTGGGACATGGAATGGAACCACACTTCGACTACATCAGATACATATTTGATGGCAACAATAAAGGTGTACCAGTATTTTCCATCATCATACTTTTGAATGATGATTTTGAAGGAGGAGAGTTGACATTTCGTCTTGGTGGACCTAAACTGGGTGAAATCTACACACCCAAACTGAACGCAGGTAATATAATTATCTGGCCTTCAGGATACCTATTTGAACACTGGGTAACACCAGTTACAAAGGGTACTAGATACACTATCGCACACTGGGCATACTGATGCAATATCCCAATTTTATTGAATGGTTTTCTGGAGTGTGGACAAACCGCATCCAACATTTTCATGATATTCGTAAACATACTCTAGTAACACTGGAGCACGATTATCTTGGAGATAATGTATTCCAATTCAGACAGAAACGGTTTGAAGAAATTTATCGTAGTGGACACTATAAACTAATCTTCCAAGAAGACGGTAGTATTGTGTTCCAAAACTATGATATTAATATGGAATACAAGCAGGGGTGTGATATTCTATTCCAGAATCGTTTCCCTGGGATTCGCGAGGGCGGAAAGGACAAAGAATACTGGCAAGGCAGTCCCAACGGTGAGTGTATTACAGAATTTGAAGGAGTACGCTCTCTGTTCCGTACGGATGCTAAACTGTACAAGAACAGATATATGGTGTGGGACAGGGGATATGACCCTGAAGCACCTGGAAGAATGATTTGGGGTTCTTCCTTTGGACCATATATCTTCCGTCGTCCTGACTTTAATGACCCTAATGTCGAAGCCTAAATGGGAAGATTACCGTTTTGGAGGATTTGACAGAACGGCAGTCACTGTGCTAAGATTAATCAGTGAACTTGAGGGGTCCTACCAGATGCTCAAGTACATGGGGTTCAAAGAGGACATGGACACCATTGACGAAATGAAGAAAAGGTACTATACTCTTTACTTCAAACTCAACAAAGAAGAAAAGTCCAACCCGCCTTCTTAGCTCAGCTGGATAGAGCAACGGTTTTGTAAACCGTAGGTCGTCGGTTCAAGTCCGACAGAAGGCTCTCGGGGAATTAGCTCAGCTGGTAGAGCGCCTGCTTTGCAAGCAGGATGTCAGGAGTTCGAGTCTCCTATTCTCCACTTGACCGACCAAACGCTTCGGCACTGGTCGGTCTCCACAAGCAAATTGCAAAAGGTTTTTATGAGTTACGAAATCAACATTCAAGGTCTGCGTGTCATTCCTGGTTTCAATGGAAATGGCAACATTTACCTTGAAGACTACCTGAAAAATGGTATTCAACCTCCCACTATCAAGAGTGGTACATTTTCTCACATTGGGGTTCTTGACCTCAACACTGTTGATGAAGATGACGATAAGTGGTTGAACATTGGTATTCGAGAGGAAGGTAATACCGAAGAACGTATTGAAGCGTTCGAGAACAAGTATGAGGTTGAAGGATGGAAGACCTTGTATGTTCCCCCTCTGATGGGTACAAACGGTGACCCCCGTGATGGGCGTGGTCGTATCATTGCTGCTAAACGACGCGGTGAAAGATACATTCCTGTCTATTACTATGTCATCGATAACGATTCCGAAAAGAGTCGTGTGACCGATGGTTTGACCGAAAACCTTCGTCATGACCCCTCTTTCGGTGCAACTATGGAGTCTGTGACTATCGGTTGTCTTTATCTTATTAAGATGAACGAACTGAAACTCACTGAAGCTGCAGTTCGCAACTACCTCAATACCGAAATCCATATCGAGAATCACTTTGCTGCTCATAACATCACCAAAATCGTTAATTCGGTTTTGAAGCGTGGTGTTGGCGGTGGTGACCCTCTGATTCTGGTAAAAGACCGTGACAAGTGGGAATCTTTCTGCAAGAAGGCAGGTAAGACCGTTGACAACAAGACTGTGTTCCTGATGTCCGCTGACAGCGAAACCTATGCATTCCGTGCATGGTGTCAGCACGTTCTTCCTGCTATTGTGAAGAGTGATACTCCTGTAGAGATTATTCTCTACACCAACAAGCATGTCCCTGCTGAAGCAACTAAGAACATGAAGTTGTTTCAAACTAAACTTGAATACTATCTGGAAGCATCTTACCTGATGGTTGGCAAGGACTATGGTCTGACCTTCCCTGTGAAGGAACATCCTTATACCATTGTTGGATGTATCCCTCAAGTAGTCGGCAAGCATGATGGTGCTTATAAAGCACACCGTTTCATTGCCATTAAAGACTATTGATTCTTGGGGTCTTCGGACCCCATTCGCTATTCGCAAATAGCGAATATTCCTCTATAGCTCAGTCGGTAGAGCGTCTGACTGTTAATCAGAATGTCCCTGGTTCGAGCCCAGGTGGAGGAGTTCTAAATAAATTTTTGGGGTAAGATGAAGATAAATCTCTGGTACTCAAAATCAAGAAAAGAATGGCGTTGGACTCTATGTACTGAAAAGTACAATAAAGACCATGCTGATGAGCAACATTCGGGTCAGAGAGATGACTTAAGAGATGCAATGAGTGATATTGCTAACACAGTAGAATATATCATTGATAAGTGAATATATACTAAAGCGTCTGGATAACGATTATGGGAGCAATGACACCGCCTAGCAGAAAGTCATGCTATAATTTTAGAGTAATTAGTATTGATAGGGTACTCGATGGAGATACTATTGATGTTACTATTGACCTTGGATTCGACCTCTACAAGAAAGAGCGTGTCCGTGTTGCTGGCGTAGACACTCCTGAGAAAAGAACAAAAGATTTAGAAGAAAAAGCACTGGGATATGACGCAACAAACTGGCTCAAAGAAAAACTTGAAGGTGCCATTTCTGGAGAAGATGAACTTGTGGTTCGCACTGAACTCGTTGGCGGTGTTGGTAAGTATGGTCGCTTACTTGGCTGGCTCTATGTGGGGGACGGCGAACTATCGCTCAACGAAATGATGATTGAAGAAGGTTACGCTTGGGCATATGATGGTGGAACAAAACAAAAAGATTTTGAAGAACTCCGCGAAATCCGCCGTGCGCGTGGTACACTGGTGTGATGCCATTCTTTTGTCATGAAAAAGAAACTTAAAGGACTTGCACAAGTCAAGTCTAGGTGGTATTATTGGTTCTGGGGCGCTGCAACCATTGCAGTCGTCGCTGGACAACTGTACGTAGGTACAGGTTATCGTACGATGTCTAATTCAATTCAGGAGTTAACTAATGTCATCAAAACCCAAAGTCGGTGACACCGTAGAGTATATTGGTTGCTCCCCAGACCAAGTTGCCTGGGGTAATTGTGACCATCCAGTTCATTGCACTGTTGGAAAGAAGTATACTGTTGAAGAGGTAGAAGTACACCAACAGCATACAAAAATTAAATTGGTAAATATGGAAGGCAAATTTAATTCAGTTTGCTTTGCTGTACAAACTTTTAATGATGGTGCTACTGATGACCTACCTTTCCTGGGTCATGCTAAACCCATTGAAGGACGCCCTGTCATTCAAAATTCTGATGAGTATTGGGAAAAAGAGTATTCAAAGCAACGTAAAGGTCGTATGCAAGATGCTATCGACGATTACCTCCAAGATGATAGAGTATCAGCACGACGAACGTATGAGGAGATTCTATCTTGTGTCGATGATGTAATCAACTACCATAAAAGAGAATATGACAAAGCAGTCGAACTCAAATCCCTCATGCTCGGACACAGGGAATGTGACATCATTGCATGTGCAGATTCCTTCGCAACTGCAGAGTGAGTATGAGTCATATCTCGATTGTTGTTACTCCTTGGGGGTAGAACCTAACGCTCGTAGGTTCCTCAGATACAATGAATTATATCCGTATAAATAATCTCGTAGCCAAAAGTATATCAACCTGTGGGAACTAAAAAGATTTCGCAATTAGAGGAGGTTACAGATGCTAACCTATCAGGAGAAGCAATTCTTCCTGTAGTTATTTCTGACCCACTAATTCCAAACCGTAAGGCAAGAGTTAGTCAGTTGTTCAGAGGTGTAGCTGGGGGTACTAAAGCATCCCCAGGACTAGCCTTTGACCTTGACCGTAATACTGGTTTATACCAAAATCAGTATGATGAGATTGGCATTGCCTTTGGTAGTGGTGGTTTTTATTTCAGCAGAATTCTAAATGCTGATAATACAACAACCCAGGTACTTACAGCAACTGATAGTATTGCCGCTAACTCAAACATTACTATCTCCCCCAAAGGTTCTGGTTACGTCTCTATCACTGGTAATCTATACGTAGATGACGGTGACTTTATTATTCAAGATGATAGTTCGACACCTCCTCGTCGTGCTAGATTTGAGGTGGGCAACATTGGTTCTGGCGGTAACGTCAAGACTTATTCTCTGCCTACTACAACTGATGGTACTATTCTGGTTGGTGATGACACCATCCAAGAAATTACCAACAAAACTATCAGGATTGAAGAAGACCAGTTAATCCTTCTTGATGGTTTGAAAGAGGCATCTTTTGGTATTAACTGGCAAAGCACTCCGTCTGGTTTGAAAACTTATTTTCTTCCTGACCCTGGTGCTGCAATCACGAGCTCAGATATTCTTGATAATATTACACCTCAGAATATTCTGAACAAAACACATATTGCACCACTGATTGCTCCTGGTACTGAGTCTACGTACAAGGTTACTCTTAGAGCATCTGCTGGTGGTGAAAACGGTTTGACAGCAAACCATATCATTGACCTCCCGAACCTGTCTGGTACTCTTGCAACAATCGATGCAACGCAGACATTTACCAACAAGGTTTATCAGGACCTCATTATTGCTGATAATACTGACATCACCAAAAAGGTTCAATTCAATCTTGATAACGTCACTTCTGCTACTACAGTACAGTATGGTTTCCCAGAAAATGATGACCTAAATACTGAAAGTACAGACACAAACATTCTTGTTACAGACCTTTCAACACAGGACCTTACTAACAAGAGAATCAACAGACCTGTTCTGATTGATGACCTTGACGTTAACAATAGAATTGTAACCCTGAGTCTGGATAACATCACTTCTTCTAGAACAATTAGATTCCCAGACGCAGATGCTACTCTGCTGTCTACTGAGAACGTTGCAGCAGATGAAGTTACCTTTGGTGGTCCTATTTCGGGTCAAACATTAGGGGGAAGAACAAGATTACAACAGCACTTTATTTCTGGTTGGAGTTAATTAACAAATGGCATCAGGCAAACTTGCGGGGGTAGCAAACCCGACATCAAACACAATCCTGTATCAATCTGGCGGTTATTATACAACCAGTTCGGTACTCACTATTGCGAATACTACAGGTAGTGCGGTAACTGCTGATGTTGCATTGCGCGACTTCGACCAAGCACTAACCATGGACGCTGGTACATATAAGTTCCACGAAGGTAATGTTTTCTCAGGGTATGCTATTACTCTTGACCAAACTGTTTCTAGAACTGGAATTACACCTGGAACTGAACTGACAGACGCAACTGCAGAAAAGACATTCCATTTCCATGACGTTGTTCCTGCAGGAATGCAAACTATCAACGTAAAAGCAGTTGCTCTCACACCCCTTACGTTTGAAGCAGCAACACTAAACTTCCAAGCAGGTGATACCCTCACGAATGGTACTGCATCAGGTTACGTTTATGATGTAAGAAACGATGATGACGATACCACAGACCCCCTGAATGAGAGAGTTCTCTGGGTCGGTGACATCACTGGTGGTACTTTTGCTGAAGGTGATACAATCAGTGGCTCCGTAAGTAGTGCTTCTGCTACTATTTCTGCTGCTGGTGTAGGAACTGCAGTTAACAAATTTGTTTTCCAAGAACCCGCAGGTACTGACACTGATTATCAACTTTTCCAAGTCGATAATACTCTGTCTCTCTTTACGGATAGAACTTACAGATTTGACCTCAGCGACTCTTCCCTGACTGGTTTGGTTCCCAAGTTCTCTGTCACTGTCAACGGTGAGTGGACCACAACTCCAACTGCTGGTGTAGAATTTACCACTGGTGTTACTACTAACGGAACAGTTGGTTCTGCTGGTGCTTGGATTCAGATTGATATGGAAACAGCTGGTCTTGCTGCTGCTTCTCAACTTTACATGTATGAAGCAACAACTGGTACTGCTGCGAATGAGTCTTACGGTGCGGTTCTGCCGAACATTACTGGACAAGGTGGTTTCTCAGTTTCTAACCAGTTTACCTATAATGCCATCTACATTTATGACATCACTGGTGGCGACTTGGCAATCAACGAAACATTTACTGCTGGCACCACAACTTACACCGTCACTGCTGTAAGCACTGGTCCTTACGGTTATATTCGTCGTTGGGTTCCTGCAGGTCCTACACTTCATGTTATCCAAGGTGAGAATTCTGTTGCTGTTGCAAACGGCGATACATTCCTGGATTCACCTAATGAAGTTGGTGGTGCTAGAGCTCTGGCAACTGCATCAACTGCAGGTTCCATTACTGATATCCCCGCAGGTTCAATGGTGATGTCAGGTTATTCTATCGCTGCTAATAGCATGGAGAAAATTAGTTCTCTGGTTGTTGGTCATGGCGATAGCATCGTCGTTAATGGTGGTGCAACTGGTCTCGACTTTGTTCTGACTGGATTCACTGATAGTACAACTGATTGGGCACCTACAAATTACAGGTTTACCACCCTTGCAGGTGGTGCTGCTGGTGGCGGTGCTCCTGCTGGTGCTGGTGGTGATGCTGACGATGGCGGTGCTGGTGGTACTCCGTAATATCAGTCCATAAATAACCATATAAGGAACGATAATAGACAATGGCACTAACTCGTCTTAAGAATATCATCACGTCCCGTACGGGTCGAATCATCTATGTTAACCCTGATGACTTCGACTCGTCGGATGATATTGATAACAGAGGTAATTCATCCCTCCGTCCCTTCAAGTCTATTCAAAGAGCGTTCCTTGAGGTAGCAAGATTCTCGTATCGAGTGGGTCTGTCGAATGACGAATTCGACGCCTTCTCGATTCTTTTGTATCCTGCTGAGTACATTATCGATAACCGTCCTGGTGAGGTACTGTACACCAACATTCCTCCGTTGGATTCTAACTCCAACATGGATATCACTTCACCCAACAATGCGTTGTATAAGTACAACTCAATTGAAGGTGGTGTCATTGTTCCTAGAGGTTGTTCCCTGGTTGGTATGGACTTGCGCCGTACCAAGATTATTCCTAAGTATGTTCCTTATCCCACAACATACGCTGCAAAAGGTATTAACACTGCAGACCAAGTTCCACATGAAACTGCTGTCTTCCGTGTAACTGGTGGTTGTTACTTCTGGCAGTTCTCCTTCTTTGATGGAGATGTGACGGGTGTGTACTTCAAACCCGACTCCAGTGAGACAATCCAACCCAACTACTCTCACCATAAACTGACTGGTTTTGTGTTTGCGGATGGACGCAATCCACTATCACAACTTATCAACGAAGGACGTGTAGAATCTACACCTGAGATTACACAGTCCACCATTCCTGACCTGCTTGACAGGACAGACTTGGAGATTTATTATCAGAAGGTATCGAGAGGTTTCTCTACAATTCCTGATACTTCAGGTCAACCCTCTCAAGACCAACTGCAACCAAGAATCGAAGAAAACCGAATCGTTGGTCCTATCTCTGACGAATTCCGTGTTCTTCAAATTACTCGTAATGGTCAGACTGCAACCGCAATTACTGTTGATGAACTAGGTAACCCTAAGAACCATGGATTCTCTGTCGGTGTTAATATTAACATTTCTGGTGTTACTGGTTCTACTGGCCCGCAAAGTTCCCTAGACACCTCTCTTTACAACGGTTCGTTCCAAGTTACCTCAGCATCTGGTAACGTCTTTACATATCAAATGGCATCAGAACCATCAGGTAATGCTATTGGTTCTAACGTTGTTGTTAAAGTTGAGATTGATACCGTTGACTCGGCATCTCCGTATATCTTCAACCTGTCACTGAGGTCAGTGTGGGGTATGAACGGTATGCATGCCGATGGTAACCACGCCACTGGTTTCAAATCGATGGTTGTGGCACAGTACACTGGTCTGTCACTACAAAAAGACGATAGAGCATTTGTACGATATAATGAATCGACGGGTAACTACGACGATGCTGGTGAAGGCGCACACCTGGATGGTGCTACAAAATATAAGAAAGGATGGAGACATTGCCACGTTAAAGCATCAAACGACGCATTTATTCAGGTCGTTTCGGTGTTCGCGGTTGCGTACGCAGACCACTTTGCTGGATTCGGCGGCGCTGACATGTCGATTACCAACTCTAACTCCAACTTTGGTAACACTGCACTGAGGTCAAAAGGATTCAAACAGGCAGCATTTACTAAGGATAAAGCAGGTACACTGACTCACATCATTCCTCCCAAGTCTTTGGCAGATGTTGAGGAAGTATCTGTTAACTGGGTGAACGTTGACATTCAACGTACAAAGGTAGTCAATGCTGCACTTTCTGGTGCTGGTGGTACTCCTGGCACAAGACTTTACCTCTATGGTTATACCACTGAGGCAGGTCCGCCGTCTAGTAAAGTTCAGGGCTTTAAGATTGGTGCTCGTCAAGATGGTACGGGTGCAAGTGCAGTTCCTGATAAACTATTTGTTTTGTTGGTTGCTCCTGGCGCACAGGCACCTTCGGTTCATAGTGCAAAGATTTCTCCGTACGGTCCTACTATTTCTACCCTGGCACCTGGCGAGACTGGTTCTCCCATCCAGTATGATAGTAACCTGTATACCGTTAACGGACAACAAGTAACTGGTGGTTGGTATCTTTCTGTAGATAACAACGATAACCAAATTTATACAACACTATCCACATCTGCTCAATACAATAACGTAAACTTTACACCAACCACCTTTATTAAGCGTGTTCCTGACGCAAGAAACCTGGCAGACAGAACCTATCGTGTTCGCTATGTTATTCCCAGGGACCAAAACCCGCCGTTGCCTCGTGAACCTATCAGTGGTTACGTTCTGCAACCCAGAAACACTGACACCACTAACTTCCAGTTGAATAAGTGTTTCTATGTCTACGATGTTCAAGAGGTACAAGCCTTTAAGAGAGGTGAAACCGATGGTATCTACTACCTGACACTTCTCTGTGGTTCGATTGTTCCTACCACATCTAACTTTAATGACATGGCGTTCTCTCAGAACGTCAATGAAGTTTATCCTACATTCGACAGAGATAATCCTCTGGCAGACCCTGCAGCAACAGTTTCGGTTGCTGATAACCAAACTATCGGTCTGGTTTATGGTACTGACGGTGCATCTCCTACACCTAATAAGGATGACCAACGTTCTATCACTAAGGAAGCAGTTCAATTCCTGCTTGGTGATGCTGGTTGGGGTCCGACTGGTGAGTCTCCTAACTATGACTCTGTTGCAGAGACACTCTCTAATATCTCTCTGACTGCACGTCTTGGTGATGAAGAAACTCGTGG